GGTTTTAGTAGTTCAGTAAACATACCTTGACCAAAGTTCTCCTCAATCAATATCTTCTTAACTTTGTTCTTTTTGGCTATATCTACAAGTTTTGATAAAGTATGCTCTGAGTAACCGCTATTGAAACCACCGACATCTACTAGGTATATATTACCATTTAAGAATTTAGTGACTGTATAGGCAGTTTCATCTTTACCTTTACCTGAAGGGTCAATAGACATCACACAACCAGTATAATCTAACCAAGTACCTTGTGTTTGCATGGGTCTAAAGAAACCGTCACCCTGTAAACCTACGCATGGTAAATCATTATGCTTCAGTTCAGGGCTAGACGCCCATATAACCTTCTCAGGTGCATTATCAGGATTTAACGTCATTACTGACAGGTCTGATAATTTCAATGGGTATCTGTCTAAATCAGAAAGAGAACTATCTAATTGATACTGCATATTAAAACCTATTCGGCCATAAGATGCTTCTCTTTCTAATAAATCTTTTTCGTCAAACCTTGTAGGGTCTGTAGGCTTACCTACAATTTCATCAGACCAAGTATTTTGTATAGTTGGTGCTAAAGATGAACCGTAAGTTAGCATTTGTTTTTCGCTAGGGTATCTAGCCGTCCAGTATCTAATCTTATATCCTCTCTCTTGCAGTTTATTATAGATACTTTGCTCTGTTTGAGGTGTACCTAAATAAACAATTCGTGATACATCAGGTTTAATAACAGCTTCGAACTCCTTGATTGCTTCGGAGAGTTTATCTCTCATAAATTGAGTTTGTGTGTTACCTGAAGTCTCAACATCATCTGCAATAACTAAGTCTGCTCTAGACCCAGTTATCTGAGAAGTGATACCTAGACTTTTGACGCTTGGTTGCTGTGAAGCGGTAGCAGTCGCAACGTCAAAACTTATTTTACTTTGTCTTTGGTCTGTCTTTGGATATAGGTGTTTAAGCATTGGCATTTCTGACAATAATCTTAAACAGAATGTACTAAAGTCATCTGCTCTGTTTTTACTAGCTGATACTACTAATATATTAATATTAGGATTTAAAAGCAGTCTCCATAAGACGTATGAAGCTGTAATCCAACTTTTACCTACACCTCTAAATGCGGATATAATACATCTCTGACCACCTCTTTGTAAGTAGTCTGCTATATCGTATTGTATAGGTGTGGGTTCAGGTAGTCGTAAATGTTTCCAAGTTAGATATAAAAAATTTCTAAAATCTTTAATTTTTAACGACTGGTTTTTTGTTTTCATTAAACGGTAGTTCTTCCATTAGTTTAGCTAACGGACTGTCCTCAGTAGGTACAGCATCTATATTATTATCTCTTAGAAATTGTCTTGCTACGTTTAAATCTGATGATTTACAGTCAGGGTCTTTTACTCTCTTTAGCAATTCATCAGCTAATACACCATGTAGTTCTTTTAATTTTTCACTCATTTGTAACCTAATAATCTTAATATAACTTTTTCTATAAAATCTATAATCTTTTTCATTATTCTCTTACTATTTTAATAATCTTATTGTCAGGAGATAATTCTGCTTTTACTTTAGAGCAAATATACATAGCGTTACTGTTCCTAGTCGCTATCCTTTTTTTCTCAATACATTTTGAGACAGTAGGCATATAAGTAAACTCTACTAACTTTTGGTCTACACCAACAAACATTAATAAAGCCATTACCTCAACCATTAGTGACTACTCCCATTTCTAATTAATTTTTCTACATCTTGTTGTAGTTTTTCTATTTTTTTATTTGCTTCAGTTAATAAAACTTTTGTATGAATATTTTCGTCTAGTTGCATTTGATGTTTCTCTAAAATTTTGGCGTTCATCTCAATCAACATCAGCATTTCTAAATTTTTGGGTGTCTGCTCGGCTTTCTTTAACAGGTCAGCTTCCATAAGCTGTTTAGAAGTCTCTAGTACATTTAGGCGTTCTTGAACCTGAAAAAAGCCATATAGACCGCTACAAATTATAAAAATCAGGGCTAAAAGATTACGAACAGGTAGACTAATATTTGTATTGTCAGATATTTTCACCTTTTACTCCTATACATTGAAATTTTACTATAAATTTATTTTGTTCTACGACATCTACTCCAAGTTTCATCAATGAGCTGTAACTTCTAATATAACCATCACTAATACAGTCGTAGTGTGTGATGTATTCAACTGGAGACGTTTGTTCTTCAATACAAGTTTGCCCTGAAATGCAAAGAAACATTACAAGGACATATTTCATCTAAACTGAAAAAATCCTATTATTCCTGCAACAACTGTTCCTAAAAAGACTAATACACTTATTGCACCTTTACCTTTGCTTACCTCAGTTCTCAAAGATTTAACTTCTTTAAATAATTCTTTAATACTCTCTTGGATATTCTTCATTCTCTCAGCGCATAACTTTTCGTGTGCTGAAAGTCTTACCCCTGCTGTGTACTCTGCGTACACTTTTGGGGTAATCTTTTTTCTAGCCATTAGTATTGTAAGCTTACGGCTCTAATTCTAGCTTCTTTAGAGCCAAGAGCTTGATTAGCAAAATTTATTTTATATTTTAATTGCGTTCCAGCATTTGGAATAGTCAAATCATTTACTTTAGCCATTTTAATGCCACTACTAAAATCAGGCATAGCTGTAAGTGTAGCTGTCGTAAAATTAGTTCCATCTGCTGAAAGTTGTAAAACAATATCTGTATTTAATGCGTTAGTACCTGATTGGTCTTGGTAACTAATTATAGCACCCATAGATGAAACACTTGATGGAGCTGTAATTGCATTGCTTTCAAATGAGCCTGTTGCATTAGCTGAAGCAGGTGTTCCAATTGAATATTTAAAATTACTTATTGAGAATGAATTAGGACTTCCACCTGATGAACCTAAAGCAATCGCACAATCTGCGGTAATTGCATTAACAGAAGTACCTTTTAATACACCATTACTATAAATTTTAATATATCCATTACCATCTCTCTCAATTAAAATTGTTGTGTTATTAACATTTATAGCGTCTTCATAAGCAACAATAGTTGATACTGTTCCTGAACTATCTTTATCTTCAAAGATAAGTCTATTACCACCTGAAGCACCAGACATATTAACTCTAATTCTAACTGATGAGTTTGGAAAATTGCCAATAGTATAAGAAGAAGTATTAGATGGACTTCCTGATGGAAAGTTTGTTTCTGCACCAATAATAAAATATGGTGACTGACCAGTTGCTCCTACTGATTGCATATCACCTTGTATTTGAAAAGGTTTATTAGCACCAAAATCTAATTCAGAAGAAGCACCTATTGTGTTTGGCATACCATCTTCATCAGGTGAACCACCAGTTGAAAAAGTACCAGTACCAATAGAATAAGAAGATAAACTTCCTGCATTCCAATTTGAAGAAGTAAAATTTGTTAATGTTCCATTGACTGCTGCAACAACAGTTGAAATGTATTCATTAGAGTTTCTTGTAGCATTAGTTAAACCAGTAATTCCTGAGCTATCTTGAAATACATCTATAAACATTGAGTTAGTATTGTAAGCTGTTTTGTTTTCATTAGATGCTTGTCGAATAGCAAGTGTTGAAATATCATTAACAATTTTATTATCATCAAAAGATGTTGCGTGTTGAGAAACATTTGATGCTGAAATTCTAGCATCTGCAAACGTACCTGAAGTAATCTTACTTGCCGATAAGTTTGGAATTTGTGTCTCTGTTAAAGCAGGTAAGTCGTCTACTGTAAAACCACCTGCTATAATATTTGCTAATTCTCTGTTTCTACTCATATTTTTTTACCTCGCTGTACATGGTACGTTGTTACTTCCTACTAATGGTGCTTCTGCAAACGCCATGTATACCATTTGTGTGTTATTGAAATTTACTTGGCTACTTACACTTCTAGCTTTAAAGCCATTTGATAAAATATCAATTCCATAACTTGTTCCAACAGTTGCTTCACTATTAGTACTATTTGCCCATAAAGTTTCGTCTGCAACATTAAAAGCAGACCTTTTATTATCAAACATATTCCAATTTGTAGTAGAAACACTTCTTATTAAAAGAAAAGCAGGTTTAAAACCAGTATAGACAAACGCACCATCTGCATTTCCATTACCTGTGTATGAACCAAATTTACTGTAGCCTTGTTTTTCTGCAAAGCAGTAAGCTACAAAAGTTCCACCAGCTTGATTCACAGAAGTACTAGTACCAACAGAAAATACTGATGAAGTTGGTGCTGTATCATTCCACATGGGAAAATCTGCAACTGCACCAGCATCATTTAATCTTATATATTTATCTTCAGGTGCAGACGCATCTAATTTATGATGATAAACAATCCAATGCTCTGCTTGATAAGTATTTTTTACTATCATAACTTGAGGTACAGCACCTAAACCATGACCTATAGTTGCAGCACTACCTGTTCCTGAATATGTAGATATTGAGACACCTGATGTCGTATTAACTGAAACTGTACTTGTAATACTTCCGTCTGTGTTTGATACTCCAGCACCATTAGCTTTCCAATTCCAAGAAACGTAATTATCTGAGGTATTATTTACATATGCGTCTTGTGTTGCTCCAGCAGTTACAGTAAAACCATCACTATCAAAAGAACTAACATATCCATAATTTGCAGTTGTTCCTTCTGTAGCTGTTAAACCTTCTAGTGCAGTTGAGTTTGTTGCAAGACCTTTTGTAGAACCAGCAGTTCTTACAGCATCAAAAACAACATGAGAAGCAGCCGTATTTCTTTTTTTTATAATTGTCCAATCAGGTTGAAAACCAATTCCTGTTAAACTTCTAGGTGATGTATCATCACCTGTCCAAAGTTTAGTATTAAAATAATCTGTAGATTTATTTATAGTTGTATAAGCCATTATTCGTTTAATCCTTTTGTTGATAGAGGTTGATAACCAGTTGGTACTGTGAATTTAAATTTAGCATTAGTATCTCCTGAAGTTGGATTGTTTGGTGAACTAATCTCAGTTGTTCTAAAATATCCATTACCTGCGTTCATTTCAATCATAGAGTCATTATATCCATCAAACATTATAAAATAATCTTTTGACGTATCTAATCCAGTAAATGCAGAATTAGTTGTAGTACCTGCATTGATTTCTGAAATTGTTGCAGAGTTTTGCCAAGTACCATTTTTACTAAACCATATAGTACCATTGTTGTAAGCTAATCCTATGTAATCGTAAGTAGTATAAGTAGCACCATAATTTGCTTCAGAACCACCATTTTCTTTTTTACCAGTATGTTTGTAACTCCAACCTTTAGCATTATCACTAAATTTACCTACAGCACCTGCATTTAACATAGTTGTTATAGCATCAGTTTCAGCAATACCTACTCCCATATAAGTGCCTTGCTGACCTACTTTAAATTCCATATAAAATTTTCCTGTTCCTTTTAAAGCTAAAGTAGAACCAAAAGAATAAGTACCATTAGTTGTTGCAGTAGCTAAATAAGTATTACCATTTTGAATACCATTAGCTTGTATTCCAGCAGATGTAGTTCTGTTTAAAGGATTCCAAGTTGCATAAACATTACTAGGACAATCTTCAGTATTAGTTAGTGTACCACCTGCAAC